TTCAAATATCGACCGTGCAAGAGCATGGCTTCGCAACACCCCCGGTGCCGTCAGCGGCCAGGGCGGTCATAACGCAACCTTCGCAGTAGCCACTGCTCTCGTTCACGGATTCGAGCTATCGCACGGCGACGCCGAGATGCTCATGCATGAGTACAATTCGAAATGTCTTCCGCCATGGAAGCCGAACGACTTGGTTCATAAGCTAAACGAGGCGTTTAGAGTTTCGCATGACAAGCCGAAGGGATGGCTTCTCTCAGCACAGAGCGGAACGCCCGTATCAACGACCGGCAAGTTCGTCGTCCAGAAGATCCAAGCAATTCCGCAACCGGAATCCCGATTTACAACTATCGACTTTCTCAAAGCCTGCTTCGAGCAGGATGAAGTTGTCTGCATCTGCAACGACATCATCTGCGACGAGGAAGGTAAGGGTAGGCCAGCGTCCAAGGGTACGTTCCTCAAGCGCGACGAATGGATTGAGAAGCATTTCACGCCGCCCATAAGTTCCATGTGGAACGGTCCTGACAGCCGTGGCGCGTATGTACGAGTCAACCCGTGCTTGGACGAAACCGGATCGGATTCTGGTGTGTCAGCATTCCGCCATGTGCTGGTCGAGATGGACGAGAAGACGAAGGACGAGCAATGGACGATCCTGAAGGAGTCCAAGCTACCGCTATCGGTCGTCATTGATTCAGGCGGCAAGAGCTTGCACGGATGGGTCAGAGTCGAAGCGGCGAACAAGGAGGAATGGGGCGAGCGTCGCGACGTTGTTTATCGTCATCTGGAAGCTCTCGGCATCGATCCGAAGAACAAGAACGCGAGCAGGTTCAGCCGCTTGGCTGGCGTGATGCGCGATGGCAAGGAGCAGAAGCTGTTGGCCATCAATGTAGGTGTCGTGAACTGGGATGCGTTCACGGACTATCTGGAGTCTCAGGACATGCCTCAGGAGTTCAAGCTCCAGAGCATCATCGATTACGATCCTGAGAATGACCCTGACAATCTGATCGGCGACAGATGGATTCGGCGCGGTTCATCGGTTCTCTTTGTCGGTCAGAGCGGATGCGGCAAAAGCTCGATGGCGTTCTACCAAGGATTGAGGTGGGCCATAGGTTCGGATTGGTTCGGGTGTCAGCCGGTACGACCATTGAAGGTGGCCTATGTTCAAGCTGAGAACGACATTGCCGATCAGCATGACGCTCTGAAAGGAGCCGCTCAGATGGTCTTCGGAAGCGATTGGCAGAATGGATTGCGCCGTGCGGACATGCTCTTCTTCCGCGAGGCTGTTCGAACCGGCGTAGATTTCACGACCATGCTGCGTCGTCTCATCCGAAAAACGAAAGTAGACATTGTCTACATCGACCCTCTGCTCTCGTACATTGGCGGCAATCCATCGGACATCGAGGTCTGCGCGAACTTCACGCGGCATCTGCTCCAGCCGATTATGATGGAGACGGGTGTCGTCATCGTGCTGGTTCATCACTTCCCCAAGCCGAAGGGTAAGGACGACAAACCGGAGAGCGTGGCAGATATGGCCTACTCAGGATTCGGATCGTCTGACCTGACGAATTGGGCGAGAGAAGTGATTGTCCTGAAGGAGGTCGGATTCAATCAGCCACGACGCTTCATGCTTGGAATGGCGAAGCGAGGAGACAGGTCAGGACTGAAGGACAAGAACGGAAACAAAACCGGCTCCATCGTCATTCAACGAGGAGTCGGAACGATATCTTGGGACTATGCTCCACCTGAGCAGTTCGTAGTCGATAAGGCGGCGGCTAAGAAGCCGTGGGGCGGACGGCCTAGGCGTTAGCTACCAAGCTCGGCAACTCCAGTGCCGAGGCGTCGTCTTGTCCGTTGCTGTCGCACAGTTATGCCGTGCGCGGAAGTTCTTACGACGCTCAGGATTGTCGCGCTTAATCTCCATGTTCGCATCACCGAATCGAACTTTGATGACGTTGCCGCTGTCGTTCTTAACGTAGACAGCACTCTTCTTCCGCTCTCCCGGCGTGTAGAACGGCTTGTTGAGCGTCACCTTCTTGCCTTGATAGGTGTTACCTTTCTTGGAGAGGGAGGTTTTCATTAGAAGCGAGGGCGAGGAGGAACCCCAATGGTGTCATCGAAAACCTGCCGCTTGTCTTCCGGCAGACTTGCTTTTGCCTCTTCAGACTTTTTGCTGAGATTATCCCATTCTCGGTTGAACTGAAGCAGAGACATGTTTGAAGCCCTCGCCAACGCTTCAGCCTGCGGCAGCGTCAGATTCGGCTTAAGGTTGGCAAATGTTTGCGGCAACCGAACTGCGCCGCTCAAAAAGTTTTGGGCAGTCGGACTTCCAACCAGCGCATCAACAACCCACCTAGCGCGAGTCGCTCTCATCACAGAATTGGCCAACTGATCAGGCTGAAGTCGGCCACCTTGAGCCGTGAGGTTCCTAGCACGATTCCAAGCCATGTAGTCGTTGATCATGTTGAAGTCATTAGGCTCCAACACATCGCGAATTATCTGCATGCGATTCGGATCTTGAACGATGTCATCAAGACTCTGAATTCCTTGCCTTACATTTGCAGGTCCAGTTTCAGAAACGTGATTCAGAACAGCAATCGCCGCGTTGGCTCTGACGGCATCGCGAGTTGCAGGATTGAGCTGATTCAGTGCATTCTGAACAACCTGCGGATTTTCAGAACGAAAAACAAAGTCCCTGACAAACTGAGTAGGGTCAGTGTCAGGATTCAATTGGTTTCTCTGAACACGCCGAGTCGTGGTGTTGAAAAACTCTTCAGCCCTATCTCTAGCCTGTCTTGCAAGGTTCGCAACGGTGTTCCTGAGGGTCGGAGATGCGATGTTTCCAAGGTTATCCGTGATTTCAGTCAATGCTTGAGGGCTTATGCCAGCCGCAACCGGAATCGACATTCCGACGTTTTGAGTGCGTACCGCATCGTTCAGAATCGATTGCAACCTGTTTGCGTTCGCTTCGTTTCCGGCGACGATGTTTCTAACTCCTTGCGGAAGTTGCCTGAAATTGTTTGCAAAAGAAGACAGGCTTTCGGTTGGAACACCGCCGATGTCAACGGTTCCAGTGCCTCTTAAAGAATCAACGAAACCTCTGCGGATTTGATCAAACTGGATTCTTCCTTGAGGAGTGGTTGTCAGAAGATTTCGAACGGATTCAAATCCAGAAGGAGAACTAGCTAAGTCAGAGAAGAACTGTTCGGTGTTTTGATACCCGCCTTCTGCGGCAGGAATTGATGACCTTCTGATGATCTGATTGTCTTGAAGGAGATTGAACCGATTTTCAGCCGCTCGTTGAGCCGATACAATATCACCTTCAATTCCAAGCCGTCGTGCAAAGTTAAGCTCTTCCTGCTTCAGCGCAGATCGAAGCCTACGAAGTTGGTTTTGGGCAACACCGGGAGCGAATTCTTGAAATTGGTGTATGACTCCATCAATGGATTGGCGCAAACCAACCATCTGCTCAAATGTCTGTGGGCTTCTTGCAACATCAAGCAAAGCCCTAGCCCTTGAAGATGCTTCGTTGAAAAACTGAGAAGGAATCCGCTCTACAGTCGTTGTCGGAGTTCCGCCGATAATTGGAGACGGAGTAACGGTAATCCGCTCTTCAGTTGCCAAAGTTCCAAGAACCTCGTCAATTGTGTCTTGAAGATTTTGGCTAGGAACAACTGGAACTTCAGGTTGTCCACCGAGTCTTGTGGCAAGAGCGTTCCTCGCGTTTGCGTAAGCGTTATCAACAATTCCACTCAAACGCTGATCTTCACCACGAATGAACCCGACAGAATTATTGGCAGCATCTTGAAGTGAAGCAGCTCTTGGTGAGCGAGGAAGAATGGTGCCGATAACGCCTTCAACCTCGCCAACAGCTTGACCGCCTGCACCGGCAACACTTCCGCGCAAAGCCTGTCGAGATGCAGCTTCAGCCCCAAGAACCTCTTGCTGAGCCACCTGAGCAGTCGCACGTTCTTGCTGCGCCTCAAGTCCAAGCTGACCTCGAATTCGTTCTGGAAGTGCTTGTTGAGACGCAAGACCGCTTGAGCCAGGTCCAAAAGTCCCCGGCACATTTCTTCCTGTTTGCTGCGTAGCGGTCAGCGGTGCGGTTCCAGCTCCAAGCGTTTCTTCAAGACGTTGGCCAGCTTGACGACCTTGCTGTGCGATTTGCTCTTCTGTGGTCAGTTGTCGAGCAGGCCGAGCAAGCGCACCTGTTGCGCCTCCGGTGGCAGCACCAAAAATTGCGGGAAGAGAAATCTCGCTTCCAATTTCCTCAAGCGTCGGAAGCCTTCCTTGATCGATGTATTTTTGAAGAGTTTCTCCAAATGCAGCGGTTGCAGCATTAACTCCAGCTTGAGCTGAACCTTGAGCAAGTCCGGCACCCAGAGGACCGACAGTTCCTTGAAACGGACGAAGTATTGGCGTAGCCGAAACAACTGAACTTTTTGCAAGTTGGCCGGGAGATATTTCAGTTCTCTGTCCAGCTAGATATTCTCCGGTCTGACCAAGAACTTCTCCGGCAAAACCTGCACCACCCATAGCCATTGCTGCGGGAATAACCCCGGCTCCACCAGTCATTGCTCCGACGGCAGCAACGGGTGCAATTCTGGCCAAAGTTATGGCTGCTTTAATTTCCCTTTCTTTAGCCCTTCTTTTTTCATATTCCGATGTTTCAAGACTAGGCGGAGCAGTCATCACGCCGGGACGCTGGAAATACGGATTAACGTATTGGCCGTACTCACCTTCAACAGCTTTCTGCTCACCTATTTTTCCAGCATCATCAACAGCCGCCTGAAGCTGTTGCGGAGAGCCAGCTTGAAACATGCTCGCGTAAGGGTCAGCGCCAGTCCTTTGCGGAGCCTGATACTGCGCCGACATCGCGGACATCTCCTGAACGGGAGCGGCAGCACGTTCGTACTTTGACTTGAAATCGTTGACTACAAATTGGATGTCCTCTGGCTTTTCGCCGTTGGATTCCATTTGCGAAACAATGCCGTCCAGCTTCAGCCGATCCTGTTCGTTGAGTGGCATGTTTTTAGTAATTGTATTTTGAGCGGAAGTCAGTACCTGCAGGCTGACCGCTAGTGGCTGGTGTCAACGGGGCCGCTTGAGGCTGCTGTTGTCCGAACGGTGTGAACGGCAACTTGTACTTCGCAACAAGCTCGTTGGCCAACCTGACCTGCTCAGGTCGGATTCGATACTGATCTTTGAAAGAACGAATCGTTCCGTACAAATCTTCCGCAGCCATTGCTGAGAAGTTTCGAACATCGTCCGCAAAATTCTCGCTCTTAACATTTCCAAGAGCGGCTTGGAGCCGTTGCATCTCCGTGGTCGTTACGGCTTTACCAGAACGCTCAAAAGCAACCTGATTGAACTCATCTTGGAATCGCTGCAACAGCGCGTAAGCGTCCTTCTCCTCTTTAGTCTTTGCTCCAGCCAAACGCTTTTTGATTTCAGTTACCTTGCCGTCAATAATGCCCACATACTTCTGGATGGCTTGAGGTCCGTAGTTTTTTTCAAAGTCATCGAGCCGTTTAACCAGCTCTCCAGACTTCCGGGCAATCGTTTCATCTCCGCCAATGCGTTTCTCGGCAGTTCCATCAGGGAACTTCCATGAATTACTCATGGCGTTGGACTCGATGATGTCAGCAGTTTGCGCGTCAGGCTTTCCAAACAACGATTCGTATTCGCTGACAGCTCTTTCAGACAAACGCATTTTGGTGCGTTCAGATGCTGGGATTTGATCTTTCTTGCGAGTTTCAACGGTTGCTTGAGCTGCCTTAATCCGTTCTTGAAGAGGAATAGCCTTGTCCAGAAGCGACACTTCCGTAAACACATCTTGAGAGAGTTTTCCTAGAACCTCTTTTTCTTTTTTCTGCTCCCTGATGACAGGAAGATTTGCTTGATAAACCTCTTCGTTAATTTCTCCGGTCTGAGGATTAAAAACGTCGATGCCTTGATTCTGCATCTCAGAAACCATGTCAGCCCTAGTCTTTTCAAACTGTTCGCGAGCCTTGATGATTTTCGCTCTCGGAGAATACTGCTGAAGACCTTGATATGCTTTGATTGCTTCCTGATTGAAAGTCTTTGATTTGAACCGAGGAAGCGCAGGCATAGCCGCCTTCAACTCAGGATCGTTCAAATAGTTGGCCACCTGTTCGTTGAACTGTTGAAACGAATCAAATTCACCAGCCTGAGCTTCCTGCTCCGCCAACGCCTGAGCATAAGCATTCGACTGGATCTTGTTCTGAAGATCGTACTGCCGCTGACGCATAATCTGCTCCGCAGTCTGCATCTGCATCTGCTCCATCATCCGCTGCTGCGTCTGTGCGCGGTCGAACAGCGATGCGCCTAGCTGAAATGCTTGAAGAGATTGGTCGGCCATAATTGTTAACCCCAGTTAGAAGGATCGTTTGGTCCGCCGATGTTTCCAGGCGGAATAGAATAAAGCTCAGGATCGTTCTGCGGATTGTACGAAGGCGATGGCCCACGCTGGCCAGCCATCAACCCCTGATACATTCCGTACTGCGACAGCGCGCCACCGGCAACACCGCCAAAGTTCGTGAACGCAGTCTGTGCTGCCTGCTGCATCGGAGAAGGAGCGGCAGCAACTTGAGCAGCAGTCAAATCACGACCGTATTGAAGCTGGTTCTGCTGCTGAATCGCGCCAATACGCTGCGCTGGCGTGATGAACATGCTGCTCACCGAGAACGGCTGAACCATGCCGAACGCTCGCTGCTGCTGGATGAAGTTCTGCGCCTGAGCAAGACCCTGATTCTGAATCTGCATGCCAGTCAGCCCTAAATCGCGAGCGGTCAGCGCACGGCCAAATCCAGATCCTGCACCGAATCCACCAGACAAAGCGCGTCCAGCGGTCGAACGCTGAACCTGAGCGGAAACCTCAGGCGAGATTTCACCACGCAATGCTGCCCCGATGTTCGCTCCAGCCTGTTGAACAAGCTGGTCATAGCCTGGAATGGCACGACGAAGCTGCGCCTCAAGCTGCGACTGTTCAGCGGCGGTCGTTTTTTGCGCCAGCTCGGTGGCAGGTTGAAGCGCGGCGATATTCTGCTGAATCGCCTGCTGCTGCTCCTTAGCGAAATCAATCGGCTTCAGCTCAGGAACCTTCGGCTTCTTTCCGCCGAACAGTCCACCAAACAAACTTCCAAGGCCAGAGATTGCCGCTCCACCCAAAATTGCCGCTGGAACACCTATTGCCATAAATTATCCTTTTTGGTTCAGAACCATTGCGAAAATCCTCCGCCGTTCAAACCGACGCCGACCATGCGTATCGTCGCGACAGCATCGCCCAGATACTGCATCGTCTGCTCCTGAACAGCTTGAACCGCTTTGGCTTCGTAGGCCACTGCTTCCTGAATCAAATCGTTCTCCTCCTTACGAATGGCCATGACCATCAGCTTGATGGCATCAGGACACGGAGGAATGAGGTAGTCGTTGACGGTCGTCGCGTTGATATGGCGCATCTTGCCAATCACCGTAACGGTCTGGGTGCATGAATCGCTGTTCCGACCAGTCCAGAAGCTACGACGATACTGCGGCAAAGTTTCATCAGGGTCGTAAACTGCCAGATCAATTTCAGCAAAAATTGTTTGATTGAACTCGTACAACCGCGATGCGGTATTTGTTGCCTCCCTGATTACGCCGGTCAGTGCGGTAAATTTCTTGGAAGACTGAACGTACGGCAAAGCGAGCGTCAGCTTTTCGCCGTCAATCCATGCGCCGCCTGATTGGG